ATAACACAGGGTAGGAACGCAGCAGAGCTGTCATCTAACGAATATCTCAAAGAGCTACTAGAAGCAAATAAAGATATTGTTGATGGTGTCGAAGTGTTTACATCCAAGAATGTAGTTGTAACTGACCTTGTTGTAGGTTCGTTGCTCAAACAGCTACGAGACATTGGTATTGCTGGTAGAGAAATAGCAGACTTAGTGTCACTAGATGACATAGATGGCCCAGCTAAACAGATTGTAGATACTATGTTAACTGCATTGTATCATACAAAGAAAGCTAGATTTGTAAAGTCTGACTCATTTAGAGCATTAGGTGCTGGTAAAAACAGAGCTAAGAATATAGAAGATGCAGTCAAAGCAGATGTAGCAGATGCAAAAGAATCTATCATGTCAGTGCTAAAAATAGCTAAGGATGATAAGAATGACGATCTACTTAACGCCTTGTTTGAAGCTTTTTCTATGATGAAAGATGTCAATACACTTGATGACTTTGACAACTTTGCTAGAAAAATGATTAAAGGTGGTCAGTTAGATCCAAAAAGTGCAGACCGTACAGGTGTGATGATACGTGAGCTAGAAGGTGTACTTACTCATAGTGTTCTATCCGGCCCTAAAACACCATTGCGAGCAATCACTGGTACATCTATTGCAACATTTTTGCGTCCCATGGCTACTACATTAGGAGCTGCCATGCGTTATCCATTCAAAGGTGATAGTGCTACAGTACGTGCAGGCTTGGCATCTATGAACGCTATGATAGAAGCTATACCAGAGTCTTTTACATTGTTTAGAGAAAGACTAAACTCATACTGGAAAGGTGATATAGCATCAATTAAGACACGTTACTCTGAGTTTACTCGTGGTGATGAGAACTGGGAACTTATACGTAGATGGGCAGAAGACAGTGGTAGAGCTAGTTTTGGAGATCGTGCAGCATTTGCAGTAGCAAACATGGCTAGGTCTATGAACAATAGTAACTTGCTTACATATTCTACTAAGATCATGGCCGCAACTGACGATGCGTTTGCATACATTATAGGTCGTGCTAAAATGCGTGAAAAAGCTTTACGTAATGTTCTTGACTTACAAGCTGCTGACGGCATCAAGCTACCAGAAATAAATCGAGAAGTCTTAAAAGCATATGAAGACGACTTTTACGCACAGGTATTTGATTCACAAGGTAATATTATAGATGAAGCTACTAAGTTTGCTAGACGAGAAGTAACACTTACACAAGAGCTTACAGGCTTTGCCAAAGGTCTTAACGATGTGTTTAGTGCTAACCCTTGGGCAAAACCATTTTTTCTATTTGCTAGAACTGGTGTCAACGGTCTTGCACTTACAGCAAAACATACACCCGGTTTTAACTTCTTAGTCAAAGAGTTTAACGATATAGCATTTGCTACACCTAGTAATCTAAAAAATGTAGAACGCTATGGTATTACAAACGCAGTTGAACTAGCTAACGCAAAGGCACTACAAACAGGCCGATTGGCGATGGGATCTGCTCTTGTATTTATGGCATCAATGGCATGGATGCGTGGAGATCTTACAGGTAACGGGCCAGTTGACAGACAAAAGAGACAGCTATGGCTAGACTCTAAGTTTGAACCAAGAACTATAAAGCTTGGAGCTGTACGTGTAGGCTACGATACCTTTGAACCTTTCAACTTAATTATGTCTACAATCGCTGATGTAGGTGACGCAAGTTTACTTATGGGTGAAGAGTGGACAGAAAGAGAGCTACAAAAAATATCATTGGTGGTTGCACAAGCAATTACAAGTAAGTCTTATCTTGCTGGTATACAGTCATTTGTTGACTTATTTGCTGGTCGCCCCGGTCAGTTTGATAGAATCATAGCTGGCTTAGTAAACAACTCTGTACCTCTAGCTGGTCTACGTAATGAACTAGGTAAATTATTTGTACCATACATGCGAGAGATTGGGTCTGGTATAGATCAGTCATTAAGAAACAGAAACCTAATTAGTGAAACTCTAACAAGTGAGCAGCTTCCTATCAAGTATGATATGCTAAACGGTAAGCCTATCAATAACTGGGACTTCTTGACCAGAGCATTTAATATGTTCAGTCCTATTACTTTGACTTTAGAACAAAGTGAAGGCAGACAGTTTCTTTTTAACAGTGGTTACGATTTACGTCTATCTACATACTATGCTCCTGACAGCACTAACTTGACTGACACACCACGTATCAGATCATTGTTTCAAAAAGCTATAGGAGATCAGAATATTGAGCTTGAACTAAACAAGTTGGCAAAAGATCCAAAGGCTATCGCATCATTAGAACTTATGCGTAAAGATATACGTGATGGTAAACGGGCTCAGTATGATGCTCGTAACTACTGGCACAACGGTAAAATAGATCAAATATTCCAAAAAGCAAGACGTAAAGCTTGGGCATCTATAATGGAAATGCCAGAAGTGGCTGAAGTTATAGCCGAGCAAAAAGAAGCAAAACGTCAAAAGTATCTTAAAAAGGTACAGTCAAATGACCTCCTCAACATATACAAATAAATGGCAACAACATTCGTAGAATACACTGGGGATGGTAATGCGACTAAGCAGTTTACCTTCCCTTCATATCAATCTTCTGATGTTAAAGTCCGTGTAGATGGTGTACTTAAAACAGCAAGTACACACTACAATATTACTAGCTATACTACTACAGGTGGCGGTAATGTAGTCTTTACATCAGGTAATATACCATCCAGCCCAGCTAACATACGAATATATCGTGATACTAATGTAGATACAGCCAAGGCTACATATACAGCAGGGTCATCCGTAAAAGCAGCTGACTTAAATAATAACCACACCCAACTACTATACAGATCACAAGAAGAGCAGATACCTAATCTTATACACACGTATGATATAGATACTGCTGCTATAGAAACTTCTAATCTAAAAGACGCTAGCGTTACTACTGCTAAGATAGTTGACAGTAACGTGACTACAGCTAAGATAGCTGATCTTAATGTGACTACAGCTAAACTAGCAGCAGATGCAGTCAATGGTTCTAAGATAGCAGACGACAGTATAGATTCTGAACATTATGTAGACGGATCTATTGATACAGCTCACATTGCAGATCTTCAGATTACAACTGCTAAAATAGCAAACGGTGCGATTACTGATGCTAAGATTGCTGGTGGCTCTCTCGATAATAGATATTACACAGAAACAGAACTAGACGCTGGTCAGTTAGATAACAGATATTATACAGAAGCAGAGGCTGACGCTAGATTTTATAATTTAGCTAGTGCTGAAGAAATACAGTCTGGAGAAACATGGGTAGCGGCAGATAATAAGGTTGCTACTACCGCAGCTATAGATGCTCGTATTATAGATTTAGTTGATGATGTAGGTGGGTTTGTAGCTATTGCAAACGAAACAAGTTTTCCTACAGCTAACCCTGATGTTAATAACGGAGCTGGTACTATTGTGTCAGTTAAGGCAGCATCAACTACTTTGACCCCAAGCGGAACTACAGTTACTATTGCAAACGGAGCTGGGTCTGGTAATACTGTTACTGTTACAGGAGTACCATCTGCCATAGCTTCGGGCTTTGGATTTTTAGTAGAGACAACTACTACATTACATACATATACATTTCATAGGCTTGTACCCAAAGCAACAGAGGTTACAACTGTAGCTGGTATAGCTAGTAATGTAACAACTGTAGCTGGTATTAGTTCAAACGTAACATCAGTTGCTGGTAACTCTTCTAATATAAATACCGTTGCTGGTTCGATATCAAACGTAAATACAGCAGCTACAAACATAGCAAGCATTAACAATGCGTCTGCTAACATATCTTCTGTAAACAACTTTGGTGACACATATCAAGTGGCATCTTCTAACCCATCAACAGATGGTGGTGGTAATGCACTAGCAGAAGGTGACTTATACTTTAACACTACTGCTAACGAACTAAAAGTTTATAATGGTGGTTCTTGGCAAGGTGGTGTTACAGCTAGTGGTAACTTTGCAGCTACAACTGGTAATACATTTACTGGAGATAACGTATATCAAGACAACGCTAAACTAAAACTTGGTACAGGATCAGATCTAGAAATCTTCCATAATGGTAGTAACTCTATAATCAATGATGCTGGTACAGGTAACTTACAAGTACAGACTGGTGGATCTACTAAATTAGAAATCACAAGTACAACAGCTGAGTTTGGTGCTGATGTAGATTTAAAAGCAAATAAAGTTACTACAACAACAACTAACGGTAATGTTAAGATAGAACCAAACGGC